AAGCTTAACAAATTCTTCTCCATTCATAAGATGTGTCGTTTCATACCTTTTAAATAGGTTTATTTTCAGTTTTTTTAAATGTCAGTGTGTGACAGTTAAAAGTAATAACAGTTGCTAACCTTTGTTTCTCCAGAACAAGTTACATCTTCTGCCCATCCATCATAGCCGGGCAAACTTGCAGAACCGTGATTATGAACACTGAATGGACGTCCTGTACGGCCATTGTTTGCCAAACAGGGGCTAAAAGATTGTCTGAAGAACCCCTTCTTGTGATTAATCTTGTTATTAAAACGCACTAATGATTCGTGACCAGTTGGCATTGTAATAGTGGGTCCAGGAACTGAACCATCATAAGATAGAAACCAAGTTCCTGGAAATCGCTTGCAAGACGGAATGGTGTTATCAAAAGCACGTTTTTGAGTTTCTTTTACATCAAATTCATAAGTTCTAATACAATGACCATCACTTCTACATTCTTTGCCTTTTGCTTGAGCATCAGGAGGATTTACAAATGTTTCAGTGAATGGGTTGACAATAAATGGTGTTCCCGGAAATCCATCAACACGATAACCCGCTCCATTTCTGGAAGCGCAGATATCTCTCTGTCTTCCAAAAGGTGAAGATGGAATAGTTTGAGCAGGTGCTCCAATAACACATTGTGCCAATGAAAAAAAGGCTAGATGCTTGATATTTTTTTGCATAATTCGTTACATTTGATGTTCACAGTTTAAATTCATTTTTTTTAGTTTAAAGATAAGTAAAATGAGAACAAACTTTTAAAAGAGTAAAACTGATGACATTTATTAGTAAAGACATGATCAATTTGATTTAAAAACAATTGATGTAGAATGTAACAAAAGTGTCAAAAATGAGTGAGAGACGAGTAGCTTTAGTGACAGGGGCGAGCGGTATGGACGGAAGTCTTTGTTGTGAGCTGCTGTTGTCACGAGGTTACGAGGTTCACGGGACAATTCGACGAAGTTCTGTGATTACAACTGAGCGCATTGATCATATTTTTGACAAGATCAAGCTTCATTATGTTGAAATTTCCGACGCCATGTCTGTGTATAATTTGATTAACAAGATACGGCCAACGGAAATTTACAACTTTTGTGCAATGTCGCATGTTCAAATTAGTTCTGAAATGGAAAGCTATACATTCCAGACAAACACAATGGGTATTTTGCATATTTTGCAAGCGGTCAAATCATTAAAGCTCCAATGCAAGGTGTATCAAGCAAGCACCAGTGAAGAGTTTGGAAATGAAACAGATGGTCAGAAGCTTTTGAATGAAGAGTCACCTAAATTGCCAGTGAGTCCATATGGTGTTTCAAAGCTTGCTGCAGAGCATATTTGTCGAATGTATCGGGATGCATTTGGTATGTATATTGTAAGTTCAACATTGTTTAATCACGAAGGGCCTAGACGTGCTCATAATTTTGTAACCCAAAAAATTGCAACTCATGTTGGAAGATATAATAAGGACTCTACCACGCCACCTTTGCAATTAGGAAATTTATCCGCAAGACGCGATTGGGGGAGTGCAAGGGAGTATGTAGAGTGTATTTACACAATGATGCATCAACCTAAACCCGACAATTACGTTATTGCTACTGGTGAAACTCATTCTGTGAGAGAGTTTGTGGAGTTGGCTTTCATGGAAATTGGAATTGTTGTTGAATGGCGTGGACAGGGGGTTGAAGAAGTTGGTGTTGATAGAACGACTGGCAAAGTACTAGTACAAGTGAACCCCAAATATTATAGAGATATAGATATCGAATGTTTGATTGGTGATTACAGCAAGGCAAAGAGAACATTTGGATGGGAGCCTCGAATGACTTTTCCGGAATTGGTATCAGAAATGGTGCAAGCTGCAATCTCTAGAAGTTTAGAAGCCTAAACATACAAGCATTTGGTTCTGTTTTATTTATATATATATCGTTCTTATTTTTTTATAGGTTATATATATATGGATACAACGTCAGTGTGTGCACCGTCAGTTTTTGTAGGTGATCATTACAGCTGCTTTCAGTTAGGCGAGCTACAAGAGATAGCAAAAGCATTTAATCGCTATATAGAAAAAAATGCTGTCTGTGCCAAGCCAGACAAATGTATTCCAAGGACACAAATTGATATAACAGGAAAAAACAGACTAGAACTATGGAAATCTATATACAACAGGCTCAATAAGATTTGCAGGTATGAATACTGTTGGATTGACCAGGCCTTTATAAATCTAATTGATGATAAAGAACTCAGAGAACGGATCAAATATTTTACTTTCAAGCCAAAGACTACACGAGTGCCAAATGGATGGCTGAGCACAAAAGATATAGACGATGTAATGAGGCAATACCAACAATTTGATCCAACCTTTTTCTTCCTTGGAGCATTACCATGTGATTTTTATACGCAAACACGGGTAAAGTATGCTGACATCACAAAGTACAAGCGTGTGGGAATTGTCTTCAACTTGGATCGACACAACCAATCTGGATCACACTGGACTGCATTATTAATTGATAACGTTAGTAATACGATAGAGTATTTTGATTCAGCAGCGGGGTCTCCAAATAGATATATCAAAACATTTATTAAGAATGTAAAGTCCAAAACTCAAATACATTATCAATACGTCGAGAACAAGACAGTACATCAACGCGAAAATGGAGAGTGTGGAGTGTACGCAATTTACTTCCTAATACGTCGTCTGTTAGGGAAATCATTCAATGAAATTTCTGCAAATGTAATACCTGATAAATCAATGAATCGATTTAGAAGATACCTATTCAGACCTAGAAGGTAGTTTATGGATATATAACTGTTTCTACAAGTGTGAAATCATTATTTTGTGGTCGAAGCTGCATTGCATCATATTTGTCTCTTATTGTTTCATGTAACTTCATAATTGTGTCTGATCCTGAAGTTACAAAGACATCAGGCCAAATTGCATGAACAATAAAGAACATTGAGCTCTTAAATGCTCTCCATGAATATCCAACGGAATCCCTAAAATGATCATAGTATGTTTGTTCTACTTTATTGAGATGTATAAAATAACTATTATTAAGCATTTATATATTCATCTTAAAAAAAAAATTCGCTAACTACGTTATATTCATTTGACGTATTTTACTATCATCAATATTGTTGTTAATAATGTCCTCTTCTATTGTGTCTCGTATAATAAATCGTATTACTTCAATTTGACGTTCTTGACCGATACGATTTGCACGACCAATGATTTGATTTTCAATATTTGTCCTGTATTGCTCCGTGCCGTATATTGGCTCAAACAATATAATTTTATTGGCCTGTGTTAAGTTTATACCACTTGCAGCATTTCTTGAAGAAAGAAGAATAACTTGTACAGTAGGGTCAGTTATAAAGCTGTTGATTGCTCGTTTCCTTTGGTACACACTTCCATTGCAATAGACAACTTTAATCTTGTACAATTGCAACAAGTCTCCGACTTTGTGTAATAATGTTTCCCATTGTGAGAAAAGAATAATTTTATCATCTCGTTGCAAACTTGTCTTGATGTAATGTATTATATTTCCAATCTTGGTTGACTTGACTCTGTTTATGATTGTCGAGACCTCGTCAATATCAGAGTTAGTTTTCGTGACTTTGTATATTTCATTTGTATTCATGAGGGTATTGCACGAAGGGCATTTGAAAGGTCTCGAACCACCACCTCGTACATTATGGCAGTTGAGAACACAGTTCCAACAAAACTTGTGACCACATCGAGTGATGCAAAGACTGTCTTCGGGAATTGGATCTAAGCAAATTGGACAACTATCAGGAGAATTAATGTTATCTATAGCATTCTTGAGATAATTATAGGTTCTCTCAGTATCTTGAAGGGAGTTTTGGTGATGTTGATGGCTTCGTTTTAATGAGCCAATTTCTTGTCGCAATGTTGTCTTTATGTCTTCGTCGTGTTCCTGTTCAAGTTGAGTATACTTTGCATGGAGATGACTTCCAATTGTTTGTATCATTGATGTGATCGATGCTATTTTATTTTTATTATGTTGCAATAAGACTTGTTGGATTTCATTTAGAGTTTTGCAGTTTTGGATTAATTCTCTTGTGTCATTATAGAGTTCTGAATGACAACAAATCTTTATCAAAAACTCTGAAAATCGACTAGATGTTTTATTTCCTTCAAGATAACTGTTGTAAATATTTCTTTCTTGGTTTGTAAAATCTAATAATCTAATATTTGATACTACACCCTTTCCAATATATTCATTTTTTACAGATTCTTTGGAGTTTTGTCTAAATAATTTTGAACAAGCTAGCGCCATGTTAGTATCAATACCAGAACTAAGCATATCAAAAACGGTGCAATTTTGGATGGTTGTTCTTTTGCTAAAGAATTTTGCCGAAGTGTTATACTCCATTAAATGCAAAAAGCTATCTACACCATTTGCAAAGGGTGTACCAGTGATATTCCATTTGAATGTGCTACTAATATTCAAGAGTGTCTCTTTCAGTAAATTTGATTTGTTGATGTTTTGAATTTCGTGTGCTTCATCTAACATAACCCTATTCCAATGAAATAAATTAAATGGCTTGTGTTTGCAATTAAGTATGTGGAGAGGTTCTTTGTTCAATCCGATGTCAACCTTTTTCAAGCTCTGCTGCACATGTTGTTTCTGGTATGTACTATTTAGTAAGAATTGATATGAAGTTATAACAATATCTGCAAAGAGTACATCACCTAAAGTCAGGTTGTCGTATTGATGTGCAGTGGCAACAAAGATTACCCGCTTGTCGTTTAAGAATTTTGAGTAATATTCTTGAATCCATTGATCACATAACTGATTAGGGCATACAATTAACGTAGCATTTGTCTTTAATTTCATGCCTATATATACATCCATTACATTGAAATCTTGCAAGTTCTTGTATTGCAATGATCGCTTCTCAACGAAAGGAGTATTTGAGTGTGCACGGCAATATAAGGAGTTTATGACGGCACTTGCATTACACACATTTCCTTTTTGGGTGCCCCTTTTGTAAAAATAATTGCATGTATTCGTTGGTTTAAACTCAACAAAATGATTGTAGAGTTTGTTAGATGTGCTTATAATGTGATACAATGATACCAACGTCTTTCCTAAGCCCACTTCAGATACAAGATTGCCACCATAGTATCTTATTTCTCTCTTTCTAGTCAAATTAGCACCATCAATTAACCAAGTAGGATAGAGATTATTATTCAATAGGGCAAACTTGTCATCAACAACACGTGTACTAATGTTGTGAAAGTGATTAATAATATTTCTGTCATTGATCACATCATTTTCTATTGAGCTCATCCAATTGATATCATGTACTTGATAATCGTAAAGATTTACATCTGGTTTGAGGAACGTTGTATTGTTGTTTAGTAGAGGACTAACTTTGCATGCCGTTACTAGGTTTGGAAGCTCTGATCGAATTTGTCTCAAAATGTTGTCTTTTTCCTGTTGTGACACAATATCAACAAACAGTTTTTGTCGTATCTCTCTTCGCCCCTGTAAAATGTTGTCCAAGATCTTATTGTTGATGAAATATGTTACATAGTATCTCTCCTCTATTCGTTCCAGTTTAGCTATCAAGCTAGAGTTGTGATAAATATTAGAAGTAAATCTATTCGTTTTCTTAATGTATCTATCATCATTGTTCATAGATTCTACAGTTCTAAAATCGATGTACGGGTAAACTGCATAATCATCATTCCAAAAGCTGAATTTGATAGAATTGTCAAAAAAGAATGTTTTTGGAGTCATCCAAATATTGTAATGGTCAGGATGCCTTGTACTCTGTACAATGTCATTGATATCAATAATCATCAACCGTTTGTAATCTGTGTATGCAAGTCTAATTGATTCATCAGGTATATCCTTGTGAATATACACTTGTTTAGATGCTATTTTTGTAAAATTTTCCAAGTAAATCATATAATAGAATAAAGATAATGATATTATATGTTTAAATTAGTACTATATCGCTTTTGAACGACCGCATTCTCAGAACTTTATTCGAGGCAATACATAAATTTTAGTGAGAATCAGTAGTACTAGTAGAACTGCGCCCTTTATGAGGGATGTCATTATATCACTAGAGGCATATGCTCCAATAATGGGCAAGCTTTGAACATAAACAGTAACAGTCGGCATACTGGCAAGAACTAGAAACCCGTATACAAACAGATTGTCTTCATTTAAGAATGACACTAAAGACAATTGCTCGGATTCATCAGCAAAATGAACCTTCCTCCTTAAACTTGCTTTTATATTTGAAGGGACTTCTTTGATTTCTGATGCTGTAGTCTCTCTTATTTGTTCGAGGTCATGCTGAACCTCTAGTGGGATGGGGCCTGGGAGGTCATCTATTTTTGTTGACATTGACATCTTAATTTTGTTTATATTAATCTAATTGAAAAAAAAAACAGAATACATACAAAATGTACAATTCAGTATGTAAAATTAAAATCCTGCACGAAAGTAGATGGCAGTCGCTTCATTAAAATCGTCTGGTTTTGTAGTAAATGCGCGAAAAAAATCATTTTTAAGCAGTTCTTTTGGTGTGGGAAGTTTGAATTCCTCTTCAACACCATTTATCATTCTGCCTTCTAATAAGTATTGCTTCTCGTCGTTGACAACCTCACTTCGACTTGATGAGGACTTAGTTGTACTTGATAAGTCAACAGTTGATTTCGGAGAGGAAACGGTAGAAAGAGGGGTATCTGAAGTAATGGAACTTTGTGTTGACGGAGAGTCGTATTTTGATGATTCTTGAGATGATGAAGAGCATGAATCTTCGTCTTCTGGTATTAGTTCCGACGGGTACAAATTCATTATCCAATCAAACAGTTCTTGGGAAATGTACAAGTCCAAGAGACTCGTTAGGAAGTAATGTACATCATATACCTCATTGTAATTGTAAGGCACATTATATGGATCTTCATCATCTTCAATTAGGCGCTTGTCGACTATTGTGGTATGTGTGCGTTTGTCGTATGTAAAAGGACCTGTTATAAACTTATTAGCATAGTTACCTGGAAGTTTATCATTATACATCATGCTGAACTCGCAATCCCAAAGCAAAGGGATTACTCCTGTGCAAGGTATGTAATATTTTATTTTTTCAATTTCATAAACATGATAACCACCGGGGGTCAATGTGTCATCAATTAAGATATTACCATAATGAAAATCATTATGCATCATTTTATAATAATGTTGAACAACAGAAATTGTGTAAAGGAGTTGAAATACTATGGACTTCCATTGAGTATCTGTAATGGCTTTGTCATTTTCATACGTGTCGAAAATCCATGTGTCAAGACTTCCTCCATTAACAAATTCAGAAAGGAGCATATTTGAGTGGGTTCTAATCTTTTCTTCTACTTCAAGCCTTTTCAAATTTAAATGCTTTAATGCTCTTGATTTGTTACTCACCTTTTGACTTCCAAGGTAATATGTAATATGTGGCGAGATATTCTTATTGACAATATTGTCAGTTAATTCCTTAAGAATCATGTTTTCTAAATGACAAGGATGTTCGTGCTTTTCATATTTTGTTTCAATAGGTACAATTTTTAAAGCTATCGGTGGAATATCAGCATCTTTGCTAGTTATCTTAAATGGATAGCCCTTAACTTGCGAAGTGTTTTTCACTTTAACAAGCTGTGTCATTTCGGCCATGCCGAATCGCTCAAGCGTTTCATTTAACACAATGCGCTTTCGTTTCAAGTCTTGGCGAATTTTGCTTAAAGTTTTATGTTTCTGATTTAATCCTCCCCTTGTCTCCTCAGGCATTAAGTTATGCTAGAGTAAATTTTGATTTTTGTTTAAGTATATTAACGCGCATGTTCAAGTTCTAATTTAAAGTTTAATTTGTATTAGATATATCAATACAGACGAGCTTATGAACAGAATTGTCCAAATAAAAATTTTTAACGATATACTTGATCAACTTTTAAGTTTTCTTGAAACAAACTTTCCATTGTTCAAGTCCGATGTCATGCTTGCAAGGAGTACAACAGAATTTATCAGAAACAGTAATCCAAGACTAGTTGTAGAGCAATTTATGGCTATTGTTGTTCCATACAAAAAACAAATATTTAGTTGCAATGAACAGTTTTTTCTTGATTTTGAGAGAAATTTAAATATGTCTTCAGAAAATGTATTATCGGGTGTAAAACTCAGAAATATGTGGGTGACTACTGAAATCACGGACACTCACAAAGCATATATCTGGATGTATTTTCAGAAATTAATTCGGGCTGGTGAAAAAGTGATGCAATAAGCAAAAGATCAAAGTCTGCGGTAATGTTTGTTTACTAAAATATAATATCACTACATGGATAAACGGATGACAACGGAGTATATCTCAACTTTGGTGCAAATGGTTAATGAAATCGATCTTGTTTTTGATTATGTCGACAAGAATGTCGTGATTGGCTTAAAACAATATATAGAGAGCTTTAATGATGCTAAATTTGCAAAAGAGCATATTGAGAAATTTATTGAGGATGTTAAGCCATATTATGACAAAATTCGAAAAATTACGGGTCCAAGCAAGGTAAAAAGCCGCGATTTCGATTTTCTAAGTGAATTAGAGTTATTTAGTGGATTAATGGTGTTTGATGTATTTAGAGATGAAAACAAGAATACGAAGCGAACATTGGTAAAGTACATCGAAACTATGTATGTTGCAGCATGTGTTGCAAGTGATAGAGTTAGCAGTCTAGATGTATTTTTGGAAACAATTGAAGAAGAGCAAAAACAAGAAGAACAGAAGACACGAGGAGTTGTTGCTGCGGGTGGAATTGACCAAGTATTTGGCTCTCTGTTAAAGAATAAAGATATAATGAATATGGCCTCAGAGTTAACACGAGATTTGAAAGACTCAAATATAGATCCGATGACAATAATGAGTTCAATAATGTCCGGTACTCCAAATACAGAAGTAACAAATCTTGTAAGCAGTATTACAAACAAGATAGAAAACAGGATCAATTCTGGAGAAATAAACCGAGACGAGTTAGAAAAACAGGCGCAAAGTATGATGTCTGCAATCAGAGGAAGTGATTTAGCCGGAGCGGGAGATTTGACAAAAATGTTTGCAAATTTAAAATAAATGTATTTTAGTGTAATTATTTTATGTGCTTTATACAAAGATGAATACAATGATAGGAGGAGAATCATCAGACCCATTTTGGTTTGCACAACCCGAGATTATTTGGAGAAGAGATAGACTATCGGAGTTTTTTCCAAATGCAGAACACACTCTGGAAGAAAAATTAAATGCCATTTTTCGCTTGAGTATTTACATTTCTATTCTTACAAGTATATATAACAATGATATGAGATATGGTGCAATAGCGTTGTTAACAGGATTATTTACATATTATTTGTATACTAACAAACCAGCGATAGTCGAAACCTTTGGCGAGAAAGGGGACGGAAAATGCACTATGCCAACACTTGATAATCCTTTCATGAATGTTACAATGCGAGATTATCTAAATGTGAAAGACGGTCAAATTGTTGATAGACCACCAGCATGTGACCCTTCTGATCCGGAAGTTAAACGAGATATTGATGATAAATTTGAGAACAATCTTTTTAGAGACGTGAATGATGTTTTTGGCAAAATGAATTCTCAGCGCCAATATTTTACTATGCCGTGGACAGAGATTCCAAATAGACAGGGAGACTTTGCAAATTGGTTGTATGGAAGTGCTGCATCCTGCAAGGATGATCAAGACAAATGTTTACGATATGAAGATGTAAGGGCAAAACGGCCTGTTGTAGGCGATTCTACTCAAAACCCGATTAACACTAAAAGAGACGAGTAATTTTTTTTTGTTTTTAGCTGTTTTGCATTCGTTCTTAATTTTTATATGTGTGTAGCTGATATTTTTCAACGAGTAGTTTTACAGCTTTATCTTTCATTTTGGCTTCAATGTCTAAATGAATAGTTGTAGTAGCGACAAGATCCAACAATACTTGTGGAAATTCTTGAACATAATCACTGTGAGCACGTCGTGCAGTTATTGAGTCTGTAGGTTCTACCCCACATCGAGATTCTGATAAATGAAAAAGTGGAATTATATCTCTAATATTCCATACTTGGAGGACTTGATCAGTTGATGTTCTCAAGTCAGCTGTTCCGGGATTGATGTTATGATGATGATAGTCGATTACAACTGGGATCAACAATTCTTTGCTAATGGGCAACAAGTCTTCAATAGCATAAGCCATTTCGCAGTTTTCCAAGACCAATCTCTTTTGAGCACTTGTGGAAAGCTTGGGGAAGTTTGTTCGCAATCGATCTAAAGCAACTGTCTTGCCACCATTCTTGCTACCTCCATGGATAATAATCACTCCGTTGTGGTCGATATTCATTATATCTAAAAGTTTTGCGTGAAAGTCAATCTCAATAATGGCTTTTTCTACAACAGAATCATTATGAGAATTCAAAACATTATATTGACCGGGGTGAAATGTCAAACGTTGGTTGTATGCATTTGCAATTGATCCTATTTGCATAAGAGTTGGTCTGAATTGTTCAATATCGTACTGTTGGTAGTAATCTGGATGAGTTGCAAAGGGAAACATTTCACTAGACATTCTGAAAAGTGAAATGTTATGTTTGGCATTCCAATGAATAATTGTTTGGAGGTCTTGGAGGTTTTGTTTTGCTAGCCGATAGCTGTGTTCGATTCCGTTATCTTGTAACGTTTTTAAGCGACAAGTTCTTGATGAAAACACACCTGCTTTTCTCAACTCGACATTGAGACAGCAGTATCCAATGGACAAGTTTTGTTTTTGCAAATCTGATAAAATTGTAGTAGTCATATACAAAATAATTAAATGCTCAATATATTTTCAATTATTTTCCATTCAGTCAGACTTCAAGTATTTTCTATAGTAAAACAGTATATATGCGTCTCGTGATTCTAGTTCTGATAAATGATTTACTTTAACAACATTTGCATCATTGAACATATACCAGTTATCATCCAAATTTTGACAGCTTGACCAATAATGACCATTGTCAAGTGAACCAGAATGGTAATTGACAGCATACAATGTGTAAATGTAGTTGTTTGGATCGCATTTGTCCTCTGATACAAATTCTGTTAAATCAAGATCTGTTAGGGGATATTTAACATCTGCATTTACCTTTTCTCCTCGATTATTAAATCTTTTCAAATGTATAATGAGGTAGTTTGGTATGGACCATAACTTTGATGACTTCTTACACCCCTTATTTCCTCCGCATCTTTCGCAGTTCCAATCTTCAATAGATTCATCTTTTGAAAAATGTTGCTGTAATAGTTGATGTAATGTCTTACTAGATGTATCTATAATGTCGAGACTGAGAGAGTTGTAAGGTTCAAAAACGTGTTGTGGATTTGCCTCACCACAACTAGTGCATTGCACTTTGCTATATACCATTCCATTAAATGTTTCAGAAACAAAAGAATAACTGTTTTCATAAAATGATTTCCACGTTTCTAGTGATAATTTCATTAAGTTGTCTGTATGATTCTGAACCTCGCCTTTGATATTTACGTCAATTTCATAAGAGAGTCCTTTGTGCAATCCTTCAAGTATATACATTAAACATTCGTGTGAATCTTGTTGTTCAAGAGTATAATACTTCTTTACTAACTTTGACATATTTTCCGTAAATGACCTTGGGACGATGACTTGATTAGATTCCCATAAGTTATGTAAAAGAGTGATGTAACTTTGAACAACATGGTATCCGTCCTTTCTCTTATTCAAATGCTCTGGATCTTCTTGCTTGTACTTTTGAGACAAGAAAAAATCTGTTAATTTTAATGTGTGGCTCAGGCATTGGATGATGCTGTTGAGAAAGCATTTATTTCCTGCATTGACTAATCCACATAATCCTCTTTTTACAAACGTTGATCTTTTACATATGAGTTCGTGGTTTGTGTGTAGATTGTAAGTGAAATTTCGTTTTGAGACATCTAAACTCATGCCGTGTTGTGAAACAGTATATCACGCTGTAATTCAATTATTTTTAAATGTCCTGCTGTTTTTATTTTTTTATAAGTATAATATAAATGGAGGAAGTTTGTTTTGCTCGAGATAATTTTAACTTGTATCTACTAATATTAGTGTGCTTATTGACATATTTTACTTATATATTATACATTTGTAGAAAGGAATCGTTATCTAATGTGGATACAACAGAGGGAATTACGAGAGGAGAGCTCAAGAATCGGTTGGTTATTTTACAAGATCAATTGCATGCGTCTAGAATTGCTGAGCAAAAATGCAGAAGTCAGTTAGCCAAACGCAACAATGATAAGGAGGATGATGTTTTATTAAACCGAATTTATAATCCACTGATTGGCCCTGCTAGATTGTATCCGGGTGGAAGATTGAATACGCGTGCAGTAAATGATTATCAAATGATTGGGTTTTTGTACAACGCAAATGAAAGGTATCCCCTGTTTGGAAGGCCCAAGTATTATGGAAAGACTGATAAGTGGGAGTATTATGCAATTGACGAGGGAAGGAACAGGTTAAAATTGCCATTTGCAAGCCGAAATAATAATGAACTTTATGACGGAGACGTTGTAAGTATTCCAGGGGCTGGAAATAGTTACACTGTTAAAATTTATGAATACGATCAGTTTAGATACAATCCTGATGTTTAATTTGTAATCTTTTATGTTTTTGCAAATTGTCCTCGAATCATGACAATTGGCGATATACCCTTTTGTTCATACTGAACTCGAATTTGTGTGAAATCTTTAATGTCTCGCTCGGTGGCATATGTTATAGTGTACATTCCGTCACCTCCCTTTACAAGTGGGCCTAATTCTAAGATGTCACCATTGTTTGTTTCGAGGATAGCTCTGTAAAAGTGTTCAACTTGGGGCGAGTTAGGGACTTCGTCAAATACATGTCCATCAAGCACGTATAGATTTGCTGAAATTTCAATTGTTGTTCTCTTTTTACTTATACGTCGAGATGCTTGTCCAAGAAGCAAGTTCAGAGGCGTATTTTCAGGAGAATCAGGTGCTGTAAGTGGTATTCTTTGATATTTATCAGTTGGAATATGAGTCCAATTTTCTCCTGGTGGCGTGTTAGAGAAGTCTTCGGATGTGCAACGATGGCGGTAAAAATCTGGTGGAGGTGACAGTAACGACAAGCAACAACAGAACATGATAATGACGATGAACAGGAGCCAAATAGTTTTGATAGCAGTTAGAGATGACACAAGTTCAATGTCAGTTAAGCTGGTTGCGATTGTGTGACTTGCGCTTGAAACAGAATCTGACATAATTTCTTAAAATAACAAAATAAAATAAAAAATAGATAATTGTTTATTTCTTGCGTTTATGATAGGTTATGGGGAGGATTTTGATTTTAGGATACTACAATCGAAATAATTTTGGAGATGATCTGTTCCAATATATATTTAAAAATCATGTTTTCCCGAATTCGGAGAGAACGAGTTTAACAATCTCTAATATTGATGATTTAGGGGAGATGTTCCTTAAGCATGCCGAAAACAGATTTGATAAAATCATATTTGGTGGAGGTGATATTATAAATACTTATTACTTTTCTGAACAGAATATACTCAACGTTCGCAAACACTTTAAGGGAGTCCCGATCCTATTTTACGGCATTGGACTGAGTTATCCGTCGTTGCTACCTATATTAGACATAGGAGATGTTTTTTTTATAAGAAATAAGATTGATTATGAATGTGTAAAGTGGAGGTTTGGGTTAAATGTTACATCATATACACCAGATCTCGGGTACTTATTACTCAATTCCGATGACCATGTTTTTACAAAGAGAACATCTACGTCAATCAAACGGATTGGGGTATGTTTGCCCTACCCTATGTTCAAGGATAAGAATATGAATTTACTCGTAGAAATAGCCGAAGTAATCCGTGATTTGTCCAGAAATTGTGAAGTATATATTGTGCCGTTTGATACATCAGACAACAAGGACAACAGTGATTTGTTGCTTCACGAGTTACTCAGACCAATGCTTGTTAATCAGGAATTCAGAGAGAATGGCAAACAATCTATTTTTTACGTTCGTAACAGGATGAATGTTGGTGTTATGTTAGATTTTTTCAAGTCATTAGACTTTGTGATTGCTGGTAGATTCCATTCTGTCATACTATCAATATTAACGGAAACACCCTTTATTGCTCCCCTCGTTTCAAAGAAAATTGAGAATATGTCTTTTGAAGTTCCAGAGGGTATGAAAAAATTATTTTGTACACCACAACAATTGTGCCAGTTCAAGTTTGATGATTGTGCAAGATTAGTTTCGGAGTCAACTGCGATTATACGTTCATATAGAGATCGAATGAAGAACGAGGTTAAACTGGCTCGTACCAAATTCATAGAGAGTCTCAAAAACGCAGAAATGCGTTCATCTCCTCCGCAATACATTTCAGACAGTGAGCGCGATCTCTTAATAGAGTCAACCATAAAAGGTGTTCTGAATGTTGCTAGCGCTAGTAGAAAGCCGTCTGCTAAAAATGAAAAGCGTGTGATAAGAGGAGAGCCAATAAACAAGATTGTGTTGAAAAGAAGGACGAACGATCACCATTTACAGGAGAAGATTACGGAAGAAATTCTTTGGCAAATTACTGGAGATCCTTATGGTGTGTATTATTATGGGCTGTATGATAGCGCACATTGTAAACCATTGGTTCCGCAGTTGAGATGGATCATAGATGATTACTACACGCGGTACATGTTTAAGAGTGATCCCGGTGATAATGTCAGAGTCATTAACAAAAATTTTCAAGAGTTGCACAGGAGTGGGTGGCAGTACATTGTCAACAACATGGTAATTGAATTGAATAGAAAAGAGGTAATTAAAGAGCATCTGACAATTGATACATATGTTGACAAGACGTTTCATTGGAATAGCTCATTTTACAAGAGACAGGATATTATCCCATATCGTGTAGATTGGATAGGATTCATTCACCATACATTCTCTTCATATAATAATACATATAATTGCAGTGTCTTATTCGAGAACCCATGTTTTCTAGAGAGCTTGGCGACGTGTAGGTGTTTAATTGTAATGTCTAAGTATTTAAAGCGGCAGATTGAAGAGGTGATTGGTTGTGACAGAGTCCGTATAGAAGTTGTGTATCATCCTACAGAAACGACAGGTACAATGTTTACATGGGAACGGTTCATGGAATCGGATAGTAAGCAAATAGTGCAAATTGGAAATTGGTTACGCAACGTTTTTGCCATTTACAGCTTGGAGTTGCCTAGAGAGAGTATTATAAAGACAAAAAGTGTTTTGCGAAATCGCAATACAGACAATTATTTTCTCCCAGAAAATTGTCTTGATGAGATGATTAGCAATATGTCTGGTGTAAGGAATAACAACACTAATGGCACTTTTGATATGTGTAAAATAACATTTGATAATATGCACATTAAAGGCATGTTGGAACACATCCAGGAGCTCGAACAATCAGTTAGTGTGCTGAATTACTTGGACAATGGAGCCTACGATATTTTATTGTCTAGAAATATTGTGTTTATAAATCTTATCGACGCATCTGCTGTCAACACTATCATAGAATGTATCATGAGAAACACACCCATTCTTGTAAACCCTATTGATGCAGCACTTGAGTTTTTGGGACCGGAATATCCTCTTTTCTATAGAAGTATGTATGATGCAAGCAAGATTTTAGAGGACACAGAATTGATTCGCAGAGGCTACTTGTACTTAGTTCACATGGACAAATCACCTTTTCTGATATCAACATTTATTACGCGGATGCGATCCATATTGGATTCGTTGTAAAAATGTATATATAACTGCTTTTCTAAAGGTATATATACTAAATTTAATTATGGGGTTGGACGCAATTTTGCGTTTAATTTCCATTCAATTGTTGATTTATCGCATCTATCTGGGATTGCATACTAGCTATTGTGGATTGTGCTTGTTGGAGATCTGATTGGAGGGTGGCGATTGTGGATTTTGCAGTTTCGAGTTCTCTGTCAATTTCTTGAACTGCCGCAGTTGCAATTGTGAAGATTGCATCTTTATTTAGAGTGAGAAAATCATCAACTTCTCCACCAAACACAAACGCTTTATTTGTTGCAATGCTTTGTTCTACAGTGAATGAAGAATTGTCTATTATACCCGTTATTTTTGTCTCTATTATTTCGTTTTCTAGTATAATACGAATATTTTGATTTATTGATAAATTGCTCGTCGTTTTTGTGGGTAATGTTATTGTATTTCCATTTGTTACATCTCCTACTTCAAAAATATTTGGAATAAAGTTCTTTGTAGTTGTAGTAGAATAATCTAAAACAGAGCGAACTTGTTGAGCAATAAAACCCCATACTGGCTGAGTACCTTTTTCGACAACATCTACGTAAGTATAACGTTTAGGTTCGATTTGACGAAGAATAGAGAGTGCACTAGCATCATCTATGTCTACAATATTTGTTTTAATACGTTCATCGGAATAAGCGTGGACTTCTGTAGCAGCAATTCTTGAACTAGCAACTATACTATATCCATTTGTTCCGCCTCCTGCACTAACACCGGCACCACCCACGTTCAAATATCCATATGGTACGAAACTCATATTGCTAGACCCTACGACATGAAGAGGAACTGATGGATTGGTCTGGCCAATACCAACATTACCAGCAGTATTAATAGTCATTCTCTGTGTTTGATTTGTTGCAAAAATAATAGGATTATTACTCCACGTAGACATCAAGAATGCACCAGTGTTAAAATTTCCATATCCACTTCCATCTATACCAATTAAACCCTGTGCGCCATTTCCCTGATGAAATCCTTGATATATTGATTGAGTTGTGCTTCCGGTAGTAAACCTTAATAAATTTCCAGAATTACCACTGAGTGTGAGTAAACTAGATGGATTTGTCGTACCAATACCAACATTTCCAGCTGCAGTAATAGTCATTCTAGTATTCATGGTTGTGTTGTCGCTACCTGTATTACGATTTTGGAATAAGAGATCTGCTCCCCAATTGTTATCAATTGATAATATTCTAGCACTAGCAGCAGCTGGTATAGTGGCCGAACCAGCAGGTGAAAAATCAATTCTTCCATTAGAACCACTTCCAGTAATTATTATACCTCCAATAGTGTTACCAGTATTGATATGCAATGTTTGTAGAGGATTTGTTGTACCAACACCGACATTTCCGCCTGTCGTGTAAATGTTACCGATCGTGTTTGAGTTACTTTGAGCATTTAAACCACCTTTTACTGTACATCTGTTTTCGACAGTGACACCTCCGCTATTCCATGCCATGGAAGGAGTGGTTGTATTACTTAAACCGAGGTGCCCGCCACCAAACCCAAAGAGTCTTGGACCATCTATAAGAGATAAAAATTGCAATCCATGGTTTGTATCAGAACCACTTCTAAGATATATCGCATTGTCATTCAATCGCAATGTTGAACCGCTACTTGTGCCAAATAAATTGATCGTCCCGTTCACGTCTAGTGTGTAGCCAGGATTCGTTGTACCAATACCAACATTACCAGCAGTGTTAATCGTCATTCTCTGTATTTGATTTGTTGCAAAAATAATAGGATTATTAGTCCACGTAGACATCAAGAATGCACCAGTGTTAAAATTTCCATATCCAGTTCCATCCATGCCAATTAAACCCTGTGCACCATTTCCATGGTAAAATCCTTGAAATAATGATTGGGTTGTGCTTCCGGTAGTAAACCTTAATAAATTTCCAGAAGTACCACTGAGTGTGAGTAAGCTAGCTGGATTTGTTGTACCAATACCAACATTACCGCTGATATATGTGATATTATTTCTTGGTGTTATTGCTACATTACCTGCAGGAGAAATGATAATACTATCTGGTCCTGAAGCATTATTACCGTCGTTTTCACTACCAAGAAGTAAAGCACCAGCTTCACCTGAACTGGACCCAAAATAGTTATAACCTGTAAAACCAGCATTCGCTACACTGTCAATATATTGGATAAACCCGTAATCGCTACCCGAGTTATTTGCGGACAAGAATGTGATAGATGAACTACCACCCGTGTTTCCGTGGCTCAAGATAATACTCCCTGCATTTCCACCAGGCAAAATTCCAGTTGCTTCATGAAGATGTAATCTTGAACTTGGATTTGTTGTACCAATACC